TCTGCATTTTGCAAAGTATCTAGATCTCTTGAATCTAATTTTCTTTTATTATTATTTATATACATTTATTACCTCCAGTAATGTTGTTGTTGATTTAAATTTATAGTGATAAAAAAAAGCTGTAAACAAAAAAAATATATAAATGTAAAATAATTTTAAAGTAAAGGACATTAATAGAACATTAATGCTGTTAATTATGCTGTTTTAAAGCTATTTAGAGGTTAAGTAATACTAGCAGTCTATAAATAAGATATTGCTCTAATTTAAGAGATATAGGCGTTTAAACGCTATGTGGCTCTATTTCACAACCCGGAAACATCTCAACTATTTCTCTAATTTTACTATTTTTGGCTAAAATACTAGATATTTCTTGTTTTGTATAGGTTTTGCTAGTTACAGACTGTTGTGCTTTTAATTTATCATTAAGCATATCATTAAATTCTATAAGATTATCTAGTGGTATTAGATAGACTTTAAAAGGTTTACCACCTTTAGTCTTATATTCTTTAGTGCTAAATTTTTCAGCAAATCTTTTAGTTACTAATAATTCACCTTGCCAAATAGGATTACCACTCTTATTGCGATATCTACAACTTACTTTTAAATTATTATCTCGTAATCTATAAGTTGCTATTCCTACATATCGTTCTCCACCATTCCATATAGGTTTATCTAGTATTAGTTTTTTAGATACCATTTTTTAATTCCTCTCGTCTAGTTGCTATTTGAGATCTAACTATTTCACATTCTATTAAATGTGCTTCCTTTATTCCCCAATTTCTTGAGAATTGCTCATCTGCTGTTTTAATTAATTCATCTAATTTTTCTAATTCAAAATCTGCTCTTGATAAATGCTCTGCCATCTTATCTGATGAACATTGTTTTCTATACTGAACAAATAATTTGCTCTTTAATCGTTCTCGTTGTCTTAATAAAGATTCAACACCTGCTTTTGCTTCTCTTGCATCTATACAGATGTCATAAGTTTTTGTTTTTAATTCTTCTAAACGTTTGTTGCTAATATGTTCCATATAAATCTCCTAGTTGCGAGTGGCAAGTGTGGGGGGAGTTTGGAGGTCTGTAAACACCTACCACTCTATTAGTGTATAAAGCAAGAAAAATACACTAAATATGTTAATAACCTTGTTGCGATAAAGTTATGTTTATATGCGTTGTTATCTTAGTCTTTTCTTCTAAGGGTAACGACACCAAGTTAGGGTGAGAATTAACTACCTTAAATACATCACCATAATTATCAGTAAGTTCTTGTATCTTTGATAATTTTTTAGAATTAATATTATTATTAATTGCTTTCGGTTTAAGGTTAGTAACATTAGATTTATCTTTTTGTTCTAAATCTTTTAATGCTTCTGCTTCTAGTTGGTCTGTATCAAAGCTATCGTCAAGTTCATTTATAGCGTCATTAAATTCATCTTCTATATTAGGTAACTCTATAACTTCTACACTAGCTTGATCTATATTAAGAAAGCCATTTTTTTCATACCAAGAAAATTTAATTTTTGCTTCTTCTACAATCCACTTAGGTTGTGCTTTTTGATTAAACCACCATGTAGCAGTAATATTTTGAAATTTATTATTCCATTTAGTTAGTGCTTTTAATTCATCAGTAGCTTCGTTTGGTTTTATTACAAAGCCTACACCTTTATCATTAGGATCAAAGACTTTAGTAATTTCACAATTAATTGTCTGCATTTTGTTCTCCTTTCAAGAGAGTTATTATTCGTTGTTGAAAATCTCCACTATCTTTATAGTAGAAAGTATTAGTGTCTGGAAACGGAAACATATCTAACCAATCTTGTTTAGAGTTACACATACTGTCTATGCGTTCTACCCATCTTTGATTTTTTAACATTATTTCCCAACCTTCTTCTAATTTTGATTGTGGTATTTCTATGTAGTTATACTTCTTATTACTAGCATATAAAAGAGAAAACCTCCTTTTTTTACCACTTAAACCCCAATAATAGGCTTGTTGCCATATATGATTTGTTTGTACTGTATCTATTCCACTAGGCACTCTTGCTGTACTTTTAAGATCTACTGTAAGATAGGGAATTTTTTCACTATCAGTATATGTAAAATCACCATAGCCAATAGAATAAAACTTAAAATCTTTTAAATGATATTTAAATACTTCTTGATATATTTGTGGTCTTTTTAATTGTAATTGCTCTAAGCAAGTAGCAAATTGTTTACCACATTCTAAAGCAAATAATTTAGCTTCATTAGTTTGGCCTTTATATTCTTTCCATTTTTTATCTGTATATTTTAACAAAGTTGCTTCATCAGGATCTCTAGCTAATATAAATCTTGCAATGTGTTCACTAACATTACCTCTTATCATATTATCGTTTGCGAGTTGTTTTATATTAAAAATTCTTTTTGCTATTTCTATTTGTGGGTTTTCTCTAAAGCTATTAATACTACCTGCCGAATGACGATAGTTTACATCAGTAAGTATAGACATATAATTCCTCCAATTATTATAGTTAATATTACTTTTTTCCCCCATGGTGTAAAGTAATTCATTGTTTATCTTCTCTGTTTAAGATCTTATCTATTGCTCTAACAACTGCTTGTTTATCAAAATGATTTAGTTTTTCATCTGTAATGTATTTTTCAAATGCTTTTGATTCTGCTCTTGTTAAAGTAAATTCATATTTAATATATCCTGTTGTCATAGTTACCAACCATACTCGTCTTCTGCTTGTAACTTGCTATAATGTTTTACAACTTCTTCTTGAGTAACAGTTGCGTAATTTAAATAACAAACTAAACACAAGTGATTTGCACCAAACTTTTTTATATTTTCTTTAGTTTGTATAAAGCCAAAGTGTTTACTATTTGTTGTCCATTTACAATTTCTACAAGTAATTTTATTTAACATTTAATTCCTCCGCTATATCTTCTAGTGTAAATAACATTTTATCTATTTCGTATTCACACCAACTCGATTTAATAAAATTATATTGTGTATACACCATAAACAATAAACATATCGCTATTGTTGTCTGTGTTATTCTATTAATTATTTCCATAATAATATCTGATGTCCTCTCCCTGTCATGCAGTTATTAATTATTTCTTTTTTATTGTCAGTTAGTTTTGGCATTAACCATAATGTCTTAGGTCTTAATAGCCAATTAACGCCCTTTTTACTAATCTCTATAAAATCATTTGTATTTGTTTCAGCTATTGCCATACAGGTATAAAGATCATCATGTTGTCTTTCTGCATTTAATTCTATGTTGCCGCTACCTCCTCGACTATCTATAACAGGTGTACTAGCACAAGCAGTTAAGCTAAATAGAATTAATACTATTAATACCTTTTTCATGTTTACCTCCAATTGTTTCTTTGTCTAGTCTATCTTCTATCATTTCTTTTAGAAGTCTTTTTTTAGTTAATCCTGTAAGATCTACTAATATATCCATCTTAGATCTAACATCTGCGTGATCTATTAAATCTAAATTAATTGCAAAATATCGCCAACCATTCTGTAATGGTGTAGCCTTTTTTTTATATTTTTCCATTAAGACCTCTTATAAACTTAGTTAATGCTTGAAAATATTTTATATGTTTTCTAAATGTTTCTAGATCTCTTAATTGATCTATTTCTTTCATTGGGTTGTAAAAAACTTTCATAATAAACCTCCTATTTCAAATGTTCGTCTTTTATCTAGTTTATTTAAGAGTGCTACAATTAACTGTACTAATAATTTATTATGTTCAGTTTTAGCACAGCTAAAAATAATATCTTTATTACTGCTTGATTCTACTGTAATCATTATGCAACCTTCTTTTTTTGGTTTAATTGTAGATCTTTTAAATATGAATACGATCTCTGAGCCATAGTACAGGCTTTTAAAAGTAAATGTGGTTGATCTTGTAAACCTTTAATCCAACCATTAAGATATTTTGCGTGATTATCCATTGGTTGTTTAGATACACCTAACATTCCACATAATATTGCTGATCCTAATTCTGCAACTAATTCTTCAAATGCGTAAGCATTAGATCCAAAACCATTATTAATATCTCTATTAAGTCTGTCTTTGTGTCCTGTCCAATGTGTAAGTTCGTGTAATAAAGTAGAATAATAAAATGTTTCTTTAGGTATATTGTTATATGATTTCCAAGTATCTAAAGGCGACATATTAATCATATCTTCACTTGGTATATAATAACATTTACCACTTCTATTATGTACTATTCTTGCCTGTGTATTCTTAATAAATAGATCTACTGATTTGTTTCTATCTATAAGATCAATAGGCATTTCTTCTGTTTCTTTAAACAGTTCTGGCTTTACTTCTTGTAGGTTAGTTTGCTCTATATTAAAAACATGATACCATTTTGTTATTAAATGATCATCTTCTTCATCTATTTTAAAGAATTTAATGGCAGTACCTTTTTGTCCTTTAATAACTTGACCACCTAATTCTTTTGTCTTTTTAAAGGTAATCCAAGTATTTTGTTTGTATTTATAATTTTCTAATAATAAGATAAATAAATTTATACCACTATAAGTATTACCTTTAATATTCTTAGGAAATATACCTACACCATATTTAGAATCACCTGTAAATGGTTTAAACCAATCTTGTTTATCATTCTGCATTAAAGCAATAACTTTATTTGCTATTGCAGAAGTTTTTTGTAGTTCGTAATTATTCATTATTACCTCCAGTAATTGATGTTAATATCTTATTTAATAATATTCACTATAAACTGTAAACAATTTATTGACTTTATTTTTTGGCTAATTTACTCTGTTTTTAGGGCATAGTTTCTTATTACCTCCAATTATAAGTCCTTTCTGCTATGCCCTACTTAAAAATGTATAGATCTGTAAAACACTTAAACTTTATAAGAAAACAACCTTGTATAATAAGTGATCAGTTAGATAGCCAAGCCTGTCATATAAGAGTATTATCAGACGCAGGTATAGGTTTAAAGCCAAGTGATTTTGCAATTCCTATGACTTATTATTTTCATAGAATGTCACACGATCTTGGCGAGATAAGATTTTTTAATAAATTTAATATCAATCCCTATGAATTTGCTATATTTTATGCAATACAAAGTCCTTGTAAAAAAATTACAAAGGAACATTTAGAATACTTAAAAGAAAGGGAAAGTATTTATGAGAGGTTACATAAAAATAGGTAGAGGTTTATTATCTCACCCAGCACTACAAAAAAAAGACAGATCATTTTGCGAAATCGGTGCATTTATTTGGATCTTATTAGAAGCAAGTTTTGCAGATCGTAAATATAGAATTCAAAATCAAGAAATAAATTTAAAAAGAGGACAGCTTTGTTGCTCTATCGGTTATATGGCAAAAGCCTTTAATTGGAATAAATCGAAAGTACAAAGATTTTTAGATAGATTAAAAGAAAATCATACGATTACAACAAATACACCAAGTGATACACCTGCTGATACACCAAATATCATTACTATAACTCATTATGACGACTATCAAGATATGCCAAATGATACATCAAGTGATATGAAACATAATAAATTAACAAATAAAGGTAAAGAATATATAGACGAATTTAATGATTTATGGAATCAATTAAGGGCTAAAAAAGGCTCTAAAAAGAAAGCACAAGATAAATATTTAAAGATAAGAAACAAAGTTAAAAGAAGTGATATTATTGAAAAATATAACGAACTTTGTGATAAAACTAAGGACTTTACATATATTCCGCATTTTATTACTTGGTTAAATGGTGAAAGATACCTAGATGAAGATAAAATTCAGAAACCAAAACAAATAAGTATGGATCAACATTTTAGAGAAATGCACAGATGGGCAGTTCCAAAAGGTTTTTGTTTTATTGGTAACTCTTGGAATGAAGTAGAATATACTGATGGAAAAGAACGCATTACATTTAATATAAGAACAGGAGAAAAAATTTAATCGACTGAAAAGAACAAATACAGTACACTGTATAAATGGAAAGTTTAAAGAAAGAAGATCGTAGAAAGATAAAGCCTAAATTTATTGGATCTAAAGAACAAAAGGCTAAAGGACAAGGACGAGTAGTAATGATTAATGTTACTGAAAGCTCGTTAGACATTCTAAGATCTAAAAAAGTATTAAATAATGTTCAATACTATACAGCTTTAAAATTACGCAGATTATGGGAAAAATCTCGTATTGGTAGTTATACATCTAATTTTAATAAAGTAGGTGATATAAACGGTTGGAATGATATGGCAGTAGATAGGATAGATGCAATTTATAAATTATCTAGATTACATACATGGGTTGGTGATTACGCTTTTCACTTATTATATAAAATTTGTATAGAAGATCATACAATTAAAGAAGCAAGTGCAATTTATCAAGTCGATAGAGTTTATCTTGGAAAGAGATTGCGAGAAGCAATAGAAGAATTAAAAAAGTTTTTTGATCAAAGCTACGATTAACGCTTGACTTTATAAATCAGTTAATGGTATAAGTTTGTATAATACCATTCGTGTATTTAAACCACTCACAGATAAGGAAATATTATGCCAAAAGGTAAAGGAACTTATGGATCTAAAGTAGGTAGACCACCAATGAAAAAGAAAAAAAAGAAAAAAAATAAATAATGGCTAAGAAGAAACGCAAAGCAACTAAAGATAAAAAATCTGGATTACCAAAAGTATATCTATCAGGATTAAAAGGTGCAAAGCGTTCTAAAAGAGCAAGTTTAATTAAAAAAGTATCTAATTTATATAAATCAGGCAAAAAAATCCCTGTTTCTCTATTAAAAGCTAGGACAAAAGCCTAATGTATAAAAGAAAAGCTATATCAGCAACAGTCAAAGTTACCCTGCAAAAGAAAGCAAAAGCATCTAAAAAATATACTTACGGAACACTTGCAAAAGTATATCGTAGAGGACAAGGTGCTTTTTTAAGTGGTGGCTCAAGAAGAGTGCCGATGGCCGCTTGGAGCATGGGTCGTGTGAACTCTTTTCTTAGAGGTAGTCGTAAACACGATTTAGATTTAAGAAAGAAAAAAAGAAAATGATTTATTATGTAGTTTCTAAGCTACATTTATTCTTAACAAAGTATAAATTTAAACTAGAAAATGACAAAAGACGCAAAGAAAAAAATAAAATTACCTGAATTTGTACGATTATCTCATTATCAAATACAATTATTACTTATAAATAGTCAAATATCAGAGGAATGTGCTGAACAACAAGGATCTTTTCATTCTAGATCAATGCGTATATATTTAGATGAAGATATAATTAATTATGGTGGAAGTATCGCAGTAGATCTTGTTAAACACGAATTGCTACACGCTGTATTCTATGTAAGGCAATTAGAGGGAAAAAGCGAGGAAGATATTGTAAACGGAATGGCAACTCATTATACTGAGATTGAAAAAAATAACCCAGACTATGTTATATGGAAATTACAGAACTTAAATTAGAAGATATAAAACCTTATTCTAAAAATCCTAGAAAAAAGATTGATATAGAAAAAGTTGCAAATAGTATTAGAGAATATGGTTGGCAACAACCAATAGTAATAGATAAAAATAATGTTATTATTGTAGGTCATAGTAGATACGAAGCGGCAAAGATACTTAAAATGAAAACTGCACCTGTTATTGTTGCAAATATGTCACACAAAAAAGCAATAGGTTACAGGATTGCTGATAACAAGACTAATCAATATTCTGAATGGGATTATGAGTTATTACATAACGAGCTAAAAGAATTAATAGATGTTGAATATAATTTAGATAATTTAGGATTTAACAATAACGAGCTTGATACAATATTAAATTGGGAAAACACAGACAGTAAATGGCTAGACGCAAATGAAGAATGGCAAGAAATGCCTGAATTTAATCATGATGATCTTGCACCACATAGACGACTTATTATTAACTTTGGAAATGCAGAAGCAGTAGAAAAATTTTTTAAATTAGTTGGTCAAGATTATACTGATAAAACAAAATTTATAAATATACCCTTTAGACCGAAACAAGTTTTAAAAGACAAAGGGTATGGTACAAAATAACCCTCAATTTCCTTTATACATACCAAGTAAAGGTCGTGCTGACAGTAGATTAACTTCTAAAGCATTAGATAATATGAATGTTTTTTATCGCATTATTATCGAAGATCAAGAATATGATAAGTACGCAGAAGTTATAGACGAAAAAAAATTATTAATTTTAGATAAAACATATCAAGACAACTACAATACTTGCGATAATCTTGGAAAAACAAAAAGCAAAGGTCCAGGGGCGGCAAGAAATTTTGCATGGCAACATTCTATTGACAATGGCTATGATTGGCATTGGGTTATGGACGATAACATAAAATCATTTATTAGATTTAATAAAAATCAAAGAATAAATTGTTTAGATGGTACACCATTTAAAGTAATGGAAGATTTTGTATTACGATATAAAAATATTGCTATGGCAGGGCCACAATATAGTATGTTTGTTACTGATAGAAATGCAAATAAATTTCCACCTTTTGCTGTAAATACTAGAATATATAGTTGCAATTTAATTCGTAATGATACGCCTTTTAGGTGGCGTGGTAGATATAACGAAGATACAGATTTGTCTTTACAAATGTTAAAGGCAGGTTGGTGTACAGTACAATTTAATGCTTTCTTACAACAAAAGATTACAACACAAGCTGTTAAAGGTGGTAATACAGAAGCATTTTATTCTAAAGAAGGCACAATGCCTAAATCTCGTATGCAGGTACAATTACACCCAGATGTTTCTAGAGTTACTTGGAGATTTGGAAGATGGCATCATTATGTAGATTATACAAAGTTTAAAAAGAACAATAGATTAATTAAAAAAGATAACTTAAATATTAAAAAAAAGCCTAATGAATATGGGTTAAAACTAACAAAAATAACGCTTTAGCGGAACTGATACAAACAGTTTAAAAAAGAGGAAGATATGGCTAGACCAAAAAAATATAAAATTAATACAAAAGAAGTGCAAACATTAGCTAGATACGGTTGTAATAACAGAGAAATAAGTGAATTCTTTGGTTGTAGTGCAGACTTAATTGAAAAGAGTTATTCGGAATTTCTGACAAAAGGGAGAGCCGAGAGTAAATTAAGACTAAGACAGATGCAATGGAAGTCAGCAGAGGGCGGTAATGTTACTATGCAAATCTTTTTAGGTAAGAATATGTTAGGACAATCAGATAACCCAAATGAAAATATATACAGTCAACCACTACCATTTATAGACTAATGAATGTAATCTATGTAATAATGGTAGTAGCAACTATGCAATTTAGTGATCCAATAGTTTCTCATTATCAAGTAAAAAAATTTGATAGCTTAGAACAATGTGCTGTTTTTCTTGGAGAAAATAAAATAAGATTAACGCATGAATTAATACACGCATTAGAAAACTTAGATAATGACTCTTTGTTAGATATGAAATTTAGTTGTGTAAAAGATAAAGGTATAGAAACATAATGGCACAATATCAAGGCAGAACTGTTAAACTTAATAAACCAATGCGAGGTGATGTTAAGAAATTTAAAGTTTTTGTAAAAGATAGATCATCTGGAAGAGTTAAAAAAGTAAACTTTGGATCTAAAGAAATGAGCATTAAAAAGAACATACC